AAGGAAAGGAAAGAGTATGTTTGAATCAATAGAATGGTTTACTTGGGAGATATTCACAAGTGCAGAGACAAATGCATGGTGGTTAATGATGTGTGTATTCACATTCACCTGTATAACCTTTATCTGCACTAATATAGCTATAAGGACTTCTTTAGACAGGCTAGAGAGACACTTAGGCACTTCAGAACCATCCCATTCTTTATTAAAGAGAATAAGGGTATGGTTCTATAAGGTGTTCTTTTTGCGTGTATATAAGAAATAGTTAGGGAGCGAGATAGGAGCGAGATAGGAGCGCAGGATTGTACAATGTGACGATAAACCACAAAGACAGGGGTCCTACTCATTATAAGGTCTATAAGAAGAATGAGGCTATTGTTGATGGAATAGACTTTGTTCATTGGAAGGACGCTAATGAGGGAGATTGGGCTTTAACTGATGATGATTATGTAGCCATTGTTATCAAAAAGAAGGAGTATTACACTAAGAAGGATAACCAGAAGTCCTGTTATTACCGCACTCCCTTTGGTTACATAATGTATAACTCGAAGTACCCCAATACTAAGTTCTGTGCTGGTGGTAGAGTAACAAATACTACAATGTCGGGTAAGAGCTGGCTTGATGTACGCTGTGGTAGTGAGGATTACAAGGATTTAGCTCTATGGGCGGCTTTAACCGAAGACCGTGATATTGCTATAGATAAAGTTTATGGGAGCGTGAGTGCTTCAAAAAGACGTAAATTAAGGCGTCACATGAGAACGGAGGTTTTCAAGAGTATGAAAAGAGACGAAGCGCAGAAATTACTAGCAGATAACCTTATGGATGCTGATTATTTTGTAAATTTGATGAAGGATGGTATTGATATGGCGAAGGATAAGAGGGATGTTAATGCAATCAGGGGTTTTGTTAATGATGGTATGGAAATACATGGGATGAAGGACAAGGAGACTGTAACTACTACAGATAGGATAGAGGCTGTGCAGACTAAGACACTCATTGATAATATAAACGAGGAAGAAAATAAGCTAATAGCCACCAGGAAGGTAGAAAAACCTATATCGGATGAAGAAGAGTAAGGATTTTGAGAAACAATGGGAAGAGCAGAATGCTTTAAAGAAATTAAAGCGGAATATAGGTCTTTTTGGGAAAACTATGTTCCCAACTGCTTTAAATCGTTCTGTACCATCGTTCCATCATGAAATATATAAAGCCCTGTCTGATGAGACTTTAAGGCGTGTACTAATAGCGGCTCCGAGAGGGACGGCTAAGAGTACTGTGACCTCCTTAATCCTCCCCTTGCACAAAGTCGCCTTTAAGCCGTCAGACAGGGACCTATTTATAGTTATTATCTCGGAATCGCAGTCACAAAGCATTAACTTCCTCTCTAGAATCAAGTATCATCTGGAAAATTCAAAGAATTTTACTCAGATGTTTGGAGATTATGGACCTACAACAGCAAAGAGATGGACTAACAATGATATTGTTCTGGCTAATGGCTCACGTATTGTGGCTGTTGGTACGGGTCAGCGTGTTCGTGGTTTTATTGAGGGTGACACTCGACCTAATCTTATAGTCGTAGACGACTATGAGTCAGAACTGAATGCGGCTACCGCCGAGGGGCGAGCCAAGAACAGAAAATGGATGACAGAAGCTGTTATCCCGTCTCTTTCTGATGACGGTAGAGTGGTTCTAATTGGTACGGTTATAAGCGAGGATTGTTTTTTATATTGGGCTAAAGAAAGTACTGCATGGCATGTACTGTGGTTTTCTATTTGGGATGAGCATGGTGAAAGTATATGGAATGAAAGGTTCCCTATAGAAAGAATAAAGCAGATAAAAGAGGAATTTGAGAGTGTAGGGAATTTAAACGGATTTTATCAGGAGTACATGAATGAAGCACAATCACCAGACAATGCACCATTTAAACCGGAATATATCAAGTTACACCACTATACTTACAAGAGGGAAGGAGGTCAGAATATCATCACTCGTACAATCGATGGGGATACAGTTAGAAAGCCTGTTGATATCTATTGCGGCATTGACCCTGCTTCTTCTCTTGCCGCTAGGAGTGATTTCTTTGTCATTGCTACTATTGGCATTGACAATGATGGGAACAATTATATTATCGATATTTACCGTGATAAGCTGGACCCTGCGCTTCAGCCAGAGAAAATTATTGATATTTTTAAAAAGTTCAGCCCAAAGCGTATGAAAATTGAGACTGTGGGCTACCAAGAAGCATTGAGGGCTAATGTACGAAAAATGATGTTTGAGCAGTCTTTGTATATACCAGGACTCGAAAAAGGCATAAAACCAAGACAAAGAAAGTCTGAGAGATTGCTATCCTTGGTAGCCCCCTTGGCTAGGGGTGAGTTTTACTTTAGACCTGAGGATTTAGTTGCTCAACAAGAGTTTCTTTCTTATCCCAGGGGGAAACATGATGATATACTCGATGCTATATATTACGCAATGGTAGGAATTAGACCATGTAGGCAAAAGGAATACATAAATTCAGATGAGAAAAAAACCTCTAATAAATTCCTTGATTGGATGACAATGTAATTTATAACTTCGTACGATGGCGTACGTTGAAAAAGAACAGGAAGTTCCTGAAGACATAGCTGAACAGACCCGTACAATTTGGCGGGGGTATTCTCAGAAACGTGAAACTTGGGCACAACAAGCTCAGGAAGATGCAGAGTTCCGTTTAGGTCGGCAATGGACTGCTGAACAGCAAAGAATTTTACTTGAAAGGGGTCAAGCACCTCTCGTCGTTAACCGAATCCATCCTGCCGTCGAAGCCGCAAAGGCTTTACTTACCTCGGGCAAACCGCAATTTCGAGTCTCTCCTCGTGAAGATTCAGATAATAAAGTTGCACAGGTCTTTAATGGATTACTCGAATACATGTGGTACATATCAGATGGGACTCAGGCACTCCGCAACTGCATAGATGACTACTACACAATGGGTTTGGGTTGTATGATGGTTTATGTTGACCCCTTGAAAGATTATGGCAGGGGAGAAGTTTGTATTAAGGATGTAGACCCTCTTGATATTTATATAGACCCCAATGCCCGTGACAGACTTGGTGATGATGCAGAGAATATTGTTATTAGTAGAATGTTCACCAAGGAACAGGCTATGCAGATGTATCCTATGTATAAGGATGCTATAGAGAATGCTCAGGGTGACTTACATACGGATAGACCGACTACTCAGAGAGTAGATGATAAGGGAATTGTTTTCCCAGAGGATACTCAGACTAAGACAGATATGAACTTTGGAGAGAACTCTGAGTATATAAGGGGTTTTGAGCGTTACTATAAGATTTGGGTAAAGCGGTTTCATGTAAAGAACAATATAGATAAGATTGAAGAGGTTTATCCTGAAGAGGATATGGAAGAGTATCTTTCTAGACCTGCTATAGCTGTAAATGGTCAGATTTTTACTGATGCTCAGAAAGCTAAGGGTATTATAGACCAGATGATGATGCAGTACGAAAAAGCTGTTGAACAGGCAAGGATGCAAGATGTTGACCCGCCTCCACTTCCCCAGATTGAAGAATTAACCTATGCTGACTTAGTAGAGAAGGGTATGATTGAGACCGTGTCTGTACCTGTCCAGAGGGTCAAAATGTGCGTCATCATGGGAGATAAATACTTATACTCCCGCATATTGCCAATAGAAAACTATCCTATTGTGTTTTTTATGAACATTCACAACAGAACACCCTACCCGGTATCTGATGTCAGGATGGTTAAAGACCTTCAGGAATATATAAATAAGACACGGTCTCTAATTATTGCTCATGCTACTACCAGTACGAACACAAAGATTTTAATACCATCCGGTTCTGTAGATATGCAGGATTTTGAGACAAGATGGTCACAGCCTGGTGTAGCTATAGAGGTGGATATGGATAATGGTGCTCCACAGCCAATAGCTCCTACGCCATTACCTAATAATCTTTATCAGAATGAAACTCTTGCTAAGAGTGATATTGACCATGCGCTTGGTCTTTATGAGTTAATGCAGGGCAATTCTGAAGCGGCACCTCATACATATAAGGCTACTGTAGCTCTTGATGAATTTGGACAGAGAAAGATAAAGTCTAAGTTGCAGGATATAGAAACGGGACTTGTTCGTATTGGTAAAATAGCTATTCCTCTCATGCAACAGCTTTATCAAGCTGAGAAAATTATTAGATTAGTTCAGCCGAATAATTCCTTGTCTGAGATTGCTATTAATAAGAAATTATATGATGATAAAAGCGGCGAAGTTCAAGTAATGAATGACATATCCCGTGGAAGTTACGATGTTATTGTAGTTACGGGTTCGACATTGCCTACAAATAGGTATGCACAGCTTGAACTTTATATGGATGCTTATGAAAAGGGAGTTATAGATAAGCAGGAAGTTTTAAAGAAGACAGAAGTCTTCGACATGGAAGGAGTAATGGAGAGGACTGATATGGTAGGGAAACTACAATCTCAGCTTAACGAAGCTCAAGAACAAATTAAAAAGCTCAAGGGTGATATGCAGACTCGTGAGAGAGAAGTATATCATGCTAAACAGAGAGCTGAACTAGAAAAATTTAAGGCAGACCTCGATAAGGTTTCAACCCAGGGCAAAGCGTCCGGCAAACTATTCGAGAAGCGCCTTGATGATGCTCTTGGACAGGTGAAGAGTGAGGTGCGTGAAGCAGTTCGTTCTTCAAAACAACAATCGTCACCCTCTAAGTCCAAGTAGAGGCACGAAAACAAAAGGAATGGAATACTAATGGAACAACAGATTACCCCGGATTCTCCGGGCATCGAACAAGAACCCATAGTTTCACAGCCAGAAATGACCCCTGAATCTGCTTTTGAGCAAACTATTGATGCTCAGAATAACCAGCAGGAGAACACTGGCTTGGTAGATGACTTTTTCCGTGCAAATAAGGAGGCTCAGGAAGAGCCTTTGAATCCTGACGAACCTTCTCCAGTAAATCCTCAATTAGAGGGTAGAACACTGATGGAAGAACCTCAGCAGGAAACGGCAGAACCTATCGACGTTGATAATGATGTCAAGCGTTATCAATATTGGCAATCTGAAGCTGATAAAGCCCGAAATGAGAACAAAGAACTCTCTGGTCGACTAGAGAAACTTGAAGCTCAGGCTCCGGCTGAACAGCCTCAGAAAGAAGAGGAACCAAAAATGGAGTTCCCGCCGCCTCCCGAAAAGCCTCAGAAACCTCCTAGTTATAGTAGGTCTGATGCTTATGAAGACCCAAGCTCTGATTCAGCTCAGTATCTTGATGCTATGGATGGCTGGAGAGATAATATGGACGAGTATAATCGTCTTTATAATCAATACACTCAAGCCGTTGTAGAAGAAGAGAGACAAAAGATGAACCAGGAGCGTGAGGATATTCAAAGGAAACAGGCGGATAGAGAAGCTTATGATAGTAATATGAGGAATATTTCACAACATCTAGCTAAGTCTTATCAGGCATCGCCCGATGAGATTAATAGGTTTATAGAGGTTATGGATAATCCCAATAATATTACTGTTGATAATCTTTTCCAATTATATAGATTACAGAATGGTGGAAATCTTACTCCGGTAAATCCTCCTTTGACAGAAACTCCCCAATCGGATAGTTTCGAACAGAGGAAGAGAGCGCAAAGTGTGCCTAGCCCTATGGGGGTAGTCCCGGCTCAGACGAAATCACCTGATTCTAATAGTGAAAACTCCATTGTTGATTCTATGATTAGTGATTACAACAAACGAAATCCTTGGAATACTTAATCCAGGGAAAGGAGTAACTAACTATGGCTACGGCATATAGTAATAGTACTGGTAATGCACCACAAGGTGTAAGTATCGATGACTCACGCCGAATTTTCAATTTCGGTCAGAGAGTCTCCGAATTAGCTCCTCAGCAGTCTCCGTTTTTTGTCTATCTATCTAAAGTTGCGAAGTCAGCTACTGACGACCCCGTATTCAAGTTCCTTGAACAGCGTCATCAATGGCAACGTAGAAACTTTTCAACGAAAGATTGGGACACTAAAACTAGCGGAGGTAAATCTTCTGGCGACACTATCTCGGCCCTTCACGTAGTATGTGACTATGATAAGTATGGAAATGCAGTAACATCTGCGGCTCCTCAATTTCTTATTGTAGGACAGGTAGTACGAATTGGAGGAAAAGCCTTAACTGTTACTGCAGTTAATGCAGTGGGTGATGGAACAGCTCGTACTTACGCAAGTGGTACAGCAACATCATTTACATCTGTAGACGTAAAATGTCTAGAAGACATTGCGGCGGCTACTGGAGGCTCTCATCAAGCACAGGTAATTGGTAGTGCATGGGGTGAGGGAACAACTGACCCAGAAGGTTGGAAAGATGAACTGTACGATAGAGAAGGATACTGTCAGATTTTTAAGACAGCTATTCAGTTATTCTCTGGTACTTCTCTTGCCACCCGCTATCGTGGACGTCCTGATGAATATCGTCGGGTATGGGCTGATAAACTCATGGAGCACAAAATGGACATTGAGCATGCTATGCTTTTTGGCATTGGTGCCGCTAATGAGGGTGGCTCAGGACCCCTTCGGTATACGCATGGTATAGTTCCTTATACAGAAGCTAATGGTAAAGTTTTTAACTTTACTTATGCAAGTTCTGTGTATGGTGACTTTATCGATGCAATGCAGGAGTTCTTTGCACCTGAATCTGGAAACAGTGGTGACAAGCTTGTTCTTACATCTCGTAAGATTATTGCTTGGTTAAACAAGTTGGATTCTAATTCCTTCTTGGGCAACACTCTTACTACTGCTTCTTACAGATTAGATGCTCAGAATATCAAAGGTGCTTTTGGTCACGAAGTGACTAAGGTTAATACCATTTTTGGTAATTTGCACTTTGTACCTGAGCCTCTATTCAGGGGTCAAGATGAAGACTTAGCAATAGCTGTTGATATGGCTAATGTTAAGTATCGCCCGTTATCTGGTAATGGTGTGTCTCGTGATACACATATCGTAACTAATGTACAGAATAACAACGTAGATGGACGGAAAGACATGGTCATGACCGAAGCAGGTCTTGAGATTAGTCTTCCTGAAACCCACGCTGTTATGAAGTGGTCTTAAGGTACTAACCAATAACAATCGGGGGGATTTTTTCCCCCCGATTAGGTGGGCATATGGCTTTCACTTCTAAAATGCAACAATATTGTGGCTCAATAAGTGGGCTCAATACGACTGATGCTATAAAGCAAGCAGTTGACCATACCCTTGGTGTTATTAAGGTAAATAATGCGCCACTATTATCTAGTTTTGCAAGGAAACAACCAGTTGATACATCAATGGGTGCGGGATATAATTTGGCAATTAAAAATGTTTTTGATGTTGTCAAGATAGTTAGGGGAAGCTATGTATGTCTCCCTGTTTCCGCTGAACAGATTTATGATATAACAAATGCTAAGAGTATATATTTTGCTCAACCATATTCCCCAGCATACTTAATAGATTTTGAATCTAATTTAAGAATATTTCCAGATACAGCAACCACGGATGCAACCACCAAGGGTTTTATGTACTTAGTATACAATAGCGATGCTAAAACAATACATGATTCTAATGAAACTATAAAAGATAATACTGAGACTGCTTTTGGTACTGAATATACAACCTCTGAACTATTCCCTGACCTTTGGAAACAATATATTGTACTTCATGCGTCTGATATAATTTTAGTAGAAAAGATTAATCAACTTCAAGACGCTATAGACAAGGCTCAGAATATGATTGATACTGCTGGTAGCATTGGCGGTGATTCAGAATCTACTTTTACCAGTGTACAGGAATGGTTGGTTGATGAGGATGAGGACATGGTAGGGGTAACTCTTCAGACAGTGGGTCAGGAGCTTAATAGAGCTACTGCAATAATGAATAAACTCAATGCTCAGATGCAGGTCTTGAAAAATGTCAAGACTGAGTTTTTACGAAACCAGGGGATGGGTGGAGTTAGTGATAGTAAGGTGGAGGGACAGATTTAATGAAACTCAAAGAAATGGTAGAAAGAGTACAGCAACATCACCCAGATATGGGGATAACTGAGATTGTTCGTTCTTTAAATGACGCTATGAATGATTTCTGCTTTAGGACTGAGATGATTGAGTCTATTGATGAATTTGGGACTGTTGAAGACCAACGAGTCTATAAATTGAAGAAGCACATAATTAAAATAAAAGCAGTAGATTACGATGGTAAAACAATCAAGAAATTGATAGGCAGACCAGTAACTAGAGACTTGATTTAATGGAAAGACAAAATTTAAATATTAGCCAGTGGCTTTGGTGGGCAGAAAGAGATAGTGTCCTATTGGCATATTATAATGCTGATACAGATAAATTTACATCTCCAACTACAGATGGTACATTGGTTCATCTTCTTTATATTCAGCGTCCTGATAAATTCTTACTTTCAGGTGAGGTTCCTGAACGTGATGGTTGGGTAGAAAATGATTTATATTTAGGGGTTTCATTAGAATCAAATCTTCAAATTACTGATGCTGGTGTGATGACACAAGAATGTGAGATTCCAGAGCAATTTCATGAGGCTCTTATTAATCGTGTAATAGCAAATGGATATGAAAGACAGGCTGAAACTATTCCACTTGCTAAGCACTTCCTTGATAAATATGAGTTTGGCTTAAAACAGGGCAGAGCTTATTCTTATAAAGGTCGGGATGGAACTTCTGTGATTATCCAGGGGACTGATTTCTAATGGCTTATGTACGGCAAGATACTAATGAGTATACTTTTAAGAGAGTAGGCAGGACTGGAGAAAGTGCTTTTTCAGGCATAGGTAAAAAGTCTTTTGACACTTTAACCTATAGCTTTGATAATGTTTCGGTCTCTTTTGAGGATATAGAGGGTACTCTTCTTTACACCAGGCTAACTGGTCCAACAGCCCCTAGTACTGTGAGAATTGCTACTGCTTTATCTCCTTCTTTCTCTAGGGTTTCTTCAGCAACCACAACTTATACGAGGGCATAATATGGCGGGTTCACTCTCTAGTCCCAATCTAATTAAAGATGTTTACAAAAAACTTGTTTTTTATGATACTGCTACGGGTTATTTAAAACATGATAATGGTAGTACAGATGTTGATTTACTTCATCTTGCTAGTGTAGGTGATGCAGATAATGATGGTAGGTTCGAATGGAACTCATCTGATGCACCAAGTATTGGGGAATTAACTAGTGGAATACTGGCTTCATTTTCTAATAATAGTGTGGAAAAATTTTCCATTGATTTCAATGGAGTCTTAAATCTTGCTACTCAGGGTAGTGTGCCAACAGCGGTTGCTGGCAGTCTGTACTTTGATGGTACAAAAATATACATAGGAGTATAAAATGGCAACATGGAAACAAATAGCTGATACAAGTACAGCGCAAACCTTAACAAGTAAAACGCTAACAAGCCCTGTATTGAATACGGGAGTAAGTGGGACTGCGGTATTAGATAGTGATACAATGTCAGGAGTTAGTTCAACAACATTATCATCATCTGAGTCTATTAAAGCGTATGTAGATGCCCAGGTTGATACAGCTGATACTATAAGTGAATTGGCTGATACAACAATTACAAGTGCCACAGATGGTGATTTTCTTGTGCATAATGGAACTGCGTGGGTAGATGAAGCACCTGGAACTGCTAGGGCTTCTTTGTCACTTGATTCTGGCTCTACACCAACATTCGCTGGTATAAATCTTAAATCTGGTGACCAAGCGTTGACAGTTCTTGACCCTACAGATGCCACTTCAGGTGTAATTGATGGAAAGGATGTAAGCATAATTGCGTCAGACGGGTCTCATACAGCACAAGTTTCAGCGACTGGTCAAGTTGATATAAGTGTAAATGCAGACGCTATAAATTTACAAGATTCAGCTGGTCTTTCTGAAGGAATGGCTCTTACTGGTACAGTAGCCAATGGTTATGGCAGTGTGACTGCAACAATAGATTCAATAAATACTACAACCCACTTAGTAACTATGACTGCTGATGCGTCTGGCGATTCTATTTCAGGCAGTGAAACTTATCTTTTTAATTCCAATACAGATGGTGGCAATGTTATTATAAAGTCAGGTGGTGGAAATGGTACAGGGACTTCTAAAATAGAGTTCCATACTAAGAGAAGTGGTTCTGCCGTTGCAAAAGCGGTAGAAATTACTTCAGCGGGTGACTTATCTGTCACAAATAATCTTACTGTAACTGGTAATTTGGATGTTAATGGGACTACAACTACTATTGATACAACTAATCTTGCAGTCGCAGATGCTTTTATTGTTTGTGCATCTGGAGCATCTGGAGACTCAACGGTTGATGCTGGTTTAGAGATAGAGCGTGGGGATTTAACTAATGCTAAAATTTTTTGGGATGCTAGTACATTAAATTTTGCTACTACGCAAGGAACAGCAACAGATGCCATAGGTTCACAAAATGGAGTAGTTATGTCTATGACATCTCATGCAAGTAATACTGTTGGTGGTGTTGGATATCCAGGGGCTGTACATTTAACTACAAATACTGGCTTATTATACATTTGCACAGCGGCTTAAATGCAGAGCAATTTAGTCCCCCAAGGAACAGTTAGAGGGGCTTCGGTTGTTAAAAAACCTTCTCTAAGTATAAAAGATACCGACTTCCTTTTAAAACTTATTCTCAAGTCAACCTTTGACGGCTCTGAACTTGAAGTTGCCTTTAAGGTGATGGAGAAACTTGCAACCATGCATAAGGGGTATTTAGATGAGACTGACAGCGGATGAATTAATGTTTATTATAAAAGCTATCCAGGCAACTACTATTCAGGGGAAGGATGCGCATCTAGTGGCTAAGATACTTGATAAGGTTGGCAAGGGCTTTGAACGTCAGGTAGCAAAGGAGGATACTAAGTAATGGCTACCTGGAAACAAGTCTCCTTTAGCGACCACACTCATTCATATGTCAGTTCAGCTAGTCCTACAATTACTGGGACCGCTACATTTTCTGGGAAGGTAGATATTGGAACAGCGCAATCGGGATACCAGTTGAATGTTCAATCTTCAGCCTATGGTGGTTCGGGTCGTTTTGCTAATAGTTATGCGTCAGGTACTGCATACGGTGTAATAGCACAATCTGAAGGTGCTTGTACTACTGGAAAAGCCTTATATCTATATTGTGTAAATGCAACATCAAATAATTACGCTCTTCATGCTGAGGCAGGTGATGTTTGGATTCAGTCTGGAAAGTTAGGCATAGGAACGGCGAATCCAGCGAAAACTGTTCATATATACAGAACAGATGCAAACGGAAGAAATATTATTTTAGATGCATCTAATGTCAATCCCAGTATGGCATTTTACAATGCTGGAACTGAAAAAGCGTTAATATATTTAAACCAGACTAATGATGATTTACAGTTTTCAGTTGCTGGTTCATCCCGTTTAACTCTTAATACTAGTGGCAACGCCGTATTTGCTGGGTTAGTTGGTATAGGGTGTACACCTGCTGATACTAATAGTACAAATGATGGGCTTGATATAAAGTACAATACTTATGCAATGTGGCAGACTCATGGTGATAGTGCAGATGAAAGAGCATGGGGTTTTAAGAATAGTTATGCAGATGCAGGTAAATTTGCTCTTGTTAGTTCAGATGCAGATGATAATGTTTTACATATACCTGTAACTACTTGGGATAAAGATGGCAACGCCACATTTTCTGGGGCTGTAACAATGGGTGGAGAATTGCAGATTTCCAATGCAAGCGGGGCTGGAACCAGACTTGAGATAGAACCTGGAACGGCAGGTAACGACATAGGTATCCGTGCTGAAGCACATTCTGGGGCGTACCCAGATTTAAACTTTATTGTGGGTAATGCGGAGAGGTTAAAACTTGATAATTCAGGCAACGCCACATTTGCTGGGGCTGTAACTGTTAATAATTCAAGCCATTCTTCATTAGCAATAAATTCACCTTCTGATGCAACTGCTGCTTGGACTTATTATAAACAGAATGGAACATTGAGGTGGGCTACTGGAAGGGAAGGAAATTCAACTAACTATCAAATTGCGAATGGTTCTTGGGGCGTAATGATGAATATGGAGCAAGATGGTGATGTCACATTTGCTGGAGATGTTCAGGCTTTAAATCTTAAAGCTAATAGTTCAGTTGGTAATGACCAAGTAATGACAGTATATAATTCAAGTGCTATGACATCAGCTGCAGTAGGTCTGATTTATGGAAACTCTGCAGGCAATACAAGTCCAGTATTGAGAATCCATGAAGAAGCAACCCGAAGTAACACTGCAACAAATATTTTAGAAGTAACATCTACATCTTCAAATACTGA